CAGGAATAGCAAATGGTGCTATTTCTTGTAGTCTAGTGCTTGGTGGCAATGAAGCCAATAATGCTCTTCGCTCTTCTTCCATTAATGTAATAGAAGCTGTTGCGGTGTAATTACCTTCTCCTCTGCCCACAGGAAATGAACCTGCGCCATAAACATTTTCTTTTTCAACAGAATCATTGTATTCAAGCTCAGTAATGCCTTCTACATCTCTGCCTAACAAGCTTAATGTTACGCTGTTCCAGCCTATTACTTTACCAAATTTATTAACTATTGTAGGTTGCTTCGCCATTATATTGAAATTGAATTATTAAGTGAAATATTTACTTCCATCGTGTGCAAAATGCCGTCTTTAACTACTTGCACTTGCACTACTAATGGTGTAGTGTCGTTTGGTGTTTGCTCAGGATTAATAGCTACTTTCGCATCGCTGCATAAGTCAGGTGCAATTAAACCAGTGTTTAATGCGGTTTGTGCCGTTTGCTCCAAGCTTGAAGCAGTTGTAGGGCGCAAGAAACCTGTTGCAGGATCTTTCTTTAAAACGCTTCTTACTTTAGGTATTAACGCTGCTCTTACTAAGCGAGCTGCTTTATTCCAAACACTATTATTATTTCCATAAGCATAATCAGATGTAATGTCTGCACATGTAGGATCACCGCTAAAGTAAAAGCCATCATAGCCAGCAAACTGCGCTGCAAAAATATAGCCTTTATCATTTATAGCGCCTAATGTAGCTGCTGGAAGTGATGCTGTTGTAATGTCTTTACCTACAATGAATGCATCTGCAAATCTGATTCCATCGCTTAACGGGTAGTTTTCTTTTCCTTTAAATAATGCTGGCGGATTGATTACTTCTACCGAGCCCAAGTTTTCATTAATTTGGCGAACGCCCAACATGCCCATTGCTGCGCCTATAGCTGCTTGTTTTGCATAGTTCAAATTAACATAAGCATCTGAAGCTATTAACACTTGAATGTTTGGCTTATCCAAAGCACGCAAATCTTCTAAATCATCAACCGATTCCACATAAACGCCATCAAGCACTATATCATCAATGTATCTGTTTGCTGTAAATTGTCTGTTTACTAAATTTTGAGCTACAGGAATAGAAGCTAGCACTTCATCTGCTATGCCTACTGCTGTGCCTAAATCACCAGCATCAATGTTAAATGCCGTGAAAATTGTTTTTACATCCTTAGCAACTTGCTTGGTTAAATATGTTTCTATAATGCCATTAACTGCAAACCAAGCTAGCATTTCTGCTTTAGTGGTAGGAATAGCGGTAATCATTAAAATGATTTCTGCATTTGGATTTAAACGAAAAGCTTCCTTTAAATGATCGTAAACTAAAACATCATTATTAGCGTCATAGCTTTCATTTAATAGCAAGCTGTTTGCTTGCGGTAAACTCAAAATGCGTACAGGTGTGTTAATGGCTAATTCTGTAGTGGCTACGCCACCAGCTATGAAACCAATCACTCTATCTGTGTTTGCAGCTGTTCTGCCTAAACTTCCGTTTACTTTGTTAATTACAGGTCCTTGAAATGGATTCATTATTCTTTTATTTTAAGTGTTTACTTTTACTGCCTAAAGCAGCGCAAACATTACAATCAAGTAACTTGCTACCGCTTTAAACTTCCTCCGTTCTTCTCAGTTGTAGCAGGGAAAGGATTTGAACCTTTGACCTTCAGATAATGAGTCTGACGAGCTGACCAGCTGCTCCACCCTGCGATGTTTTATTTTTTAGAAGACTTTGTTTTTTTAGCTGCTTTTGCTACTTTCTCTGCTGCTGCTTTATCTGCTGCTGCTTTTGCTACTTCCTCTGCTGCTGCCTTTTCTGCTGCTGCTTTTGCTACTTTCTCTGCTGCTGCTTTTTCTTTTCCAGTAAGTTCTTTTACCTTACCTTTTGAAATGGTAATCACATCAGATTTTATTGATTTTGCATGTAAATCAGCGAAGCATTTGTTTCCAAATAGTTGACCATCTTTAGTTGCATAAACTTCAGTGTTTTTGTTTTCAGCAAAGTAAGCTGCTGCTTTTTCTTGTAATTCTTTAGTTGACATAAATCTTGTTTTAATGATTATTTTCACTGCCAAATCCAGCACCTACTACACGGAATGTGTAAGGGAACTGGTTGGCTTAAAAAAAGGCTGAGCCATGAGATAACTCAGCCTTTTTACTATCTAAAACTATTTAAACTAAAATAACTATGCGACTTTTCCGTCTATTAAAGCACCAGTGCCTAATGTGCGCATTGGCAATACTATATGGTACAATCTGTAACCCATTACTGATTCTCTAGTTTCAGGATTATCTTCTGCTTTTCTTAGGTAACGCTTAGCCGAGCCTGTTGCTTTAACTGCATGTGGTGCGTAGAATGCTGTTGAAGCATTTCTATCTGTGCTAGCACCAGTTGCTCCGTAAGCTTTTTTCTCTAAAGAAGTGCCGTCATACACAGGATTGTATCCATGCTCATAAACTTTGAAGCCGTAGAAATTTATTGCTATAACACCAGCTGTTGTGTTTTGGTAACGCTGAGCAAAATTCAAATCTTCAATTAATAAATCACTAGCGTGAATAGAACTTAACACTAACACTCTGTTTGCTGAAGGTATTTTAAGCTTGTCAAATGCTGCCTTTAACGCAATAACATCCTTAGAAACTAAACGCTTTCTGCCTGTGCCATCATCAGCACCTGTAGTTTCTAATACTGGCGTATTTGCACCATTTTCCGCTGGAGCTAAAGAGTGTAAGCCGTACATTGCTGTCACTTCTTCTAAAGTAAGTCTGTGCTGCTCCTGTACACTTCCTATCTTGTCATAAGGTAAAGCGTATAATTCATCATCAGTTACTTTAGTGTTAGTAGTATCAAATTTCTTCAACTTAACTGGTGTTGAATCATCTGTACGAGCGGTTACAGAAATAGGGTAAGTAGTGTTGTTTATTAAAACGCTTGGATCTACTCCAATTTCCGTTAAATCAATGATGTCATTATTCACCCAACTATTCTTGCTCGTCAATGACTGCATGAAGGTGTTATCGTGTCGGAAATTCTTTAATAATTCCTTTTCACCTAAACGATTTAACGCTACTGATGCAAAAGGGATGTCGCTGTTCACTGATGCGCCAAATAGATTAGGTGCTATAAATGCGCCTAAAACTAAAATGAACGCAAGCAATACTGTTCCTATGTTTTTTAAATTTTTCATTGTCTTTTTCTTTCTAGTTTTTATGAATTGTAATGTTTTTTTTCTAATAATTCCGCTTTAGCTGCATCGCTTTCTAGCAATTCTAAATAAGCAGCTGGATCTTTTTCTTGATAATCAGCAAAAGTCCAATTGTCTTTGTTTTCAGCGCTATTGCTTGATGTTGCGTTTACTTCAGGTTTTACTGCGCATTTAATGGCATCTAAAGCCAATTTTGCACTGTCAAAATCAGCAGTAGCTAATTTTACATAAGTTTCCTTTTGATCAGCAGTAATTGCTTTTCGTGAAATAGCTGCTTCTACTAAATCATCAATTAATTTAGTTGCTTTCGCTTCCGCTTCAATAGTTGCCTTTGATTCTAAATCAGCCACTCTATCTGCTTTTGATTTAGCATCTTTAACAGCCTGCTCTATTTGAGCATCTGTAGCATCAGCCGTTAAGCCCAATGCATTTATTAACATACTTTTTTCCATTTTTGAAATTTTATTTGAATTGTTTATTTCTGTAGTTACCGCTAGCACTACTGGTGCTGCACATGCTTCTAATATAATAGCATCAGCTTTAGTGATAGGCACTTCTTTTTCTGCCAATTTGTCAGCAAACTTTTCTGTAATGATTTCTTGCCCCATAAGCCAAACATCGCCTTTACTCCAAGCTTCTACAATAGCATCTGCCGTTTTGCCAGTCTTATTTGCATAAGTATCTATATAGTCTTTTTCTGTGTTTTCGCCAAGTTTTAAACTCGCTTTAATTTCGTCAATAGTACCTGATAAAATCATTCTAGGGCGGTGATACATGAATTGTGTGTTCGCAGCTACTATAAATTCATCACATTTGCACGCAATGTAACTACCAGCGCTAGCGACTATTGCGCCACCAACTGCTATTAATTTACCTGTGAAACCTTTACGAAGTGTATTTACTATTGATACAGCTTCAAGTGTGCTGCCACCTTTAGTGTTTATATGAATGTGTGCATCCTTATAGCCTCCTTTAACTAAATCAGCTATTTGAAACTCAACTTCATCTGCTGAAGCTCTGCTCCATTCTTGAATAGTTCCTGTAATTCTTACCTGCGCTATGTTGTTATCACCAGCTTCCACAGTGATGTTTAATGGATCTTTAACGCCATTTTGAGCATCAGCTAATATAGCTACGAATGATTTGATCAGATGAAGATTTACTCCTTTCATTGGCACAAAGATGCAGCGGTAATTGCTTTATAAAAAATGAAGTTTATTTCTTATTACATTTTAACTGACACTTTGTCAGTTAAAAGCATTTAAGAAATAAATAAGTAGCGTTATCAGTGTATTATCTTTATTACTTTTGTGACATAATGGCAAAGAAACAAGAGAAAATAACAGCTAAACACTATTACGTAGTGGAAGGCAAGACAGCTAAAGAGTGTGCTAAACTCGTAAATGTGACTGAAAAGACACTGGGAAATTGGGTTGAAAATTACGGCTGGAAAGCAGAACGTGCTGCTTCAATTTTTTCAGCGGAAGCGAGAATTAACAACATCAAATCAATTATAAGTAACACTGCGGAGCAACATATAGAGCTTAATAGTCAGCTTGATGTGGCTATTAAAGACAAAGACAAAGAGCTTATAGAAACGATAAGAGCGCAGATGGCTAAATTAAGTGATGAAGCTTCTAAATGGAATAAAGCCTTAGAAAATTTAGACAAATCAAGTAAGATTAGCCTGAGCACACGCATCACTATTTTAAAGGAAATATTTGATGAGTTCATGAAGTTTGATGAAAAACTATTTATGAAAACTATTGACTTTCAAGAACATTATTTACACAAAATTTCAAGCGAATACTAATTATGAAGGAATTACAAACTAAGTTTAAAGCTAGTTTAAAGCGCATTTATTTGCAGCTGGGCAGTCATTTTTTACGTAAAGGCGCAAGCTTATTACCAGGACAACAGGTTAACTTGCCATCAGCTATCCGCAAAGGCTTTAAAGGCAGCAAGATAAAGCGTGGAGCGCATAGCGTTTGGGTTGATAATGTTTATTACAATTTCAAGCAAAACAAGATTAATTACAGATTTAGCGAGAAAAAGCCAATAGTAGGAAGTGCCAATGAAGCAAGCAGATAAAATAGCCAAACAAAAGTACCTTTCACTTCTTGAGCAAATCAAAGCAAGTGGCGCTGCCAATGCTTATGAAACTAAGGAGCAGCAAAAAGAGCGCATAGCTAGAGCTAAGAAAGACTATAATTATATGGTGGAATACTATTTCCCACACTATGCCACATCTGCGTGTGCTGACTTTCACATTAATGCTGGAAATTACGTGAAAAAACATAAAACGGGCAAGGTTTTCTTTCAATGGGGACGTGGCTTGGCTAAATCTGTTCACGCTAATGTTATTCTGCCATTTTGGCTGTGGCTTAATGATGAAGCACACTACTTTGTTTTGGTTGGAAATAGTTATGATAAAGCAAAAGCATTACTATCAGATTTGCAAGCAGAATTTGAAGCAAACCCAAGAATCATTAACGATTTTGGGGAACAAAAACTACAAGGAAGTTGGGAAGATGGAAACTTTAGAACCAAAGGCGGATTTGTAGCTAAAGCACTGGGCATGGGGCAATCTGTAAGAGGTTTGCGTGTTCAAGCTCAGCGACCTGATTTATGTGTGTGCGATGATTTAGAAGATAAGAGCTTGGTTAAAAACCCAAAGCGACAGCACGAAATAGCGCAATGGATAGAGCGTGATTTGATTCCGACAATGGATGGACCAATAAGGCGATTTATTCAGGCGAATAACAGATATGCGCCTGTGATGATACAAACTATTTTACAGGAAAAACACCCTAAATGGAAAGTGCTAGAAGTGAATGCTTATGATCCTGTAAGCTATGCGCCAAGATGGGCTGCAAAATACCCTGAAACTTACTTTAAAGAGCTAGAAGCTGAGATAGGCACATTAGCTGCAATGGCGGAATATAACAATGAGCCACACGTAGAAGGTAAAGTGTTTACTGATGAGCAGATACAATGGGCTAAGCTGCCAAGAATAGACAGCTTTGAAGCCATAGTTGCGCATTGGGATGTGGCGTATGCAGGCAGCAGCACCAGTGATTTTAATGCCGTTAAAGTTTGGGGTTTAAAAGATAGAAATTTCTACTTAATAGACTGCTTTGTGAAGCGAAGCAAAATGCGTGATGCCGTGCAATGGATGGCGCAATTCAAAGAAAGTTTAATAGGAAGTGTATTTGTAAATTTTAGGTATGAAAGCCAGTTTTGGAATGACGAACTAAAAAGAACTATTTCTGAAGTAGAACAGGAAACTAAACTAGAAATAGGCTTAGTGGCGGTTGACACGCCAAGAACTCGTAAAGTGGATAGAATCATCAGCTTGCAGCCTTACTACCAAAATAACAGAATTTATTACAACGAAAAGCTAAAGAGCCACAATGACACGCTTGAAGGCATTGCGCAGCTTAAAGGAATAGAACCAGGCTACAATGGCAATGATGATTCGCCTGATGCTGATCAAGGTGCTATTAGCTATTTATCAACTTACATATATGACAGCTCTAAATCTAAACCTATGATTGGGAAAGTTGGCAGGCGCAATTTATGGTAACCATTTAAAACAAAAACAAATGAATTTCTTAAACTTAAACGACTTAAAAACACATAGTTTTCAGCAATATATTGATGAAAGCAGTGGCGATTTTATAGCTGCAAGGGATGCTATTGAAGCGCAAAACATATCGCTGATAAGAAGCAAGCTAAACACACGCTATGATGTAGATGAGATATTTACCCAAACAGGCGCAAATAGAGATGATTTAATTGTGCGAGTGCTGACTATACTTGTTATATGTGATTTGATAGGCAGAAATAAAGCTAGAAAAGTGCCTGAAGATATAAAGGCAGCTAAGAGCTGGGCTTTAGATTGGCTGCAAGATGTGCGAAACAATTTAGAAGATCCTGATTTGCCATTGATTGGCAATGGAAATGGCAGCTCGCCAATGTGGGGCAATAATAGAAGTGATGATTTTTACATTTAATAAGAAATAGAAATGGGCATAATTGACAAATTAAAACAGAGAATACAAGGCATTGCTATAAAAAGTGCTAGTGATGATGACATTCAAATTGAAGCATTTATAAGAGGTAAAGGTGGCGAAAATCTGCCTGAAAGTGAGAAGCTGACTAAAGAAGCGATAACGCTATCAAAGCAAACACTAACTAAGTGGAAGAATGCCGTAGCTATGGCTACAGATGCGCAAGCTCCTGACTACACAAGCTTGGTAGATTTATATAACAACATGAAGCTTGATGCGCATTTAATGAGCGTAATTTCAAGCCGTGTGCTTCGTGTGCAGCAAAGCAATTTTAAGCTTGTAGATGCGAATGGTAATGAAGATGAAGAAAAAACATCATTGCTTGAAAGTGGCTGGTTTTTAGATTGGATGGAAGCTGTGCTCATGGTAAACTACACAGGTGCAGCTGTGATTGAAATTTGGGAAACTACGGAAGAAACTTCACTAGCTGACATTACTGTGCTACCGAAGCAGAACATTAATTTTTTGAAGAAATTGATTTTAAAAGAAGCTGGTGCTTCTACAGGAATGCCTTATGCCGAAGGTAATTTAGAGCCTTATTATATGCAGATTGGCAAGCCTTATGAATTGGGCTTGTTTGCGGAAATTGCTCCGCTTGTTTTAGCTAAGAAATTAGCTATGGGAAGTTGGTTAGATTTTATAGAGAAATTTGGCGTGCCACCACGTTGGGTAACCACCGACAGGCAAGATAACACGAGAAAAAAAGAACTATTTGACATGATGATTGCCATGATAAGCAATCAAGTGGCAGTGCTTACTGGTAATGAAAAAATAGAAATATCGCAAACGCCAAACACTGATGCGTATAAAGTGTTTGATCAGTTAATAGAGCGCATTAATAGCGAAATTAGCAAACGAATATTAGGCGCAACAGGCACAACGGATGAAAATAGTTTTGTAGGATCAACAAAAGTGCATCAAGATGTGGCAAATGACAGGCATGAGCATGATAAAGTACTGATAAAGAATTTGATAAACAATGTGCTTATTCCTAAGCTTTTAAAGTTCAGCTCTTACTATGCGCCATTGGCTAACTTGAAATTTGAGTGGGATTACACCGAAGAAATGAGCCAAGAAAAGCTCATAGAAAGTGTAGCGAAATTGGGAAATTACTATGAGTTTGATGCTGCTGAGCTGGCACGCATTACAGGCTTGCCCATTATAGGAAATAAAAACACCAACACACCAGCTGGAGGTGTGGGCGAAAAAAAGTAACAGCGCAAATAGCAGCTTATTACCAGGACTATTTTGAAAGCCATGCCAACTGCTGTGGTAGTGTAGTAGATGTGCAAGCGGTAGATTTAAGTGAGTGGGAAAAAATAATAACTAAAATAGCTAAAGGACTTTTTGACAATAAAATTAGCAAAGATGAGTTGAACGCTGACTACATAAAAAAGACTTATGAAGAACTTGAAGGCGCTATAGATGATGGTTTTGGTACTGATTTTACTGATGATGATTTAACTACGATAGCTACAAATTTGAAGGCAAACGCAAACTTATTTAGCCAGGCTAAAAATGTGGCTATGCAATATGAGATAGCTGATTTGATGATAGATGAAAATGGAAAGCCTAGAAGTTTTAATTCCTTTAAAAAAGATGTGCTAGCACTTAATGCTACATACAACCAAACTTACCTGCAAGCGGAGTATCAAACAGTGCAGGCGAGCAGCCAAAGTGCTAAGAAATGGCACGGCATTCAGCGAAGAAAAGAGCGCTATCCAAATTTGATTTATAAGACAGTAGGCGATGATAATGTAAGAGATGCTCATAAAGATTTAGCGAATATCATAAAGCCAGTTGATGATGTTTTTTGGGATAGTTTTTACCCACCAAATGGCTGGCGCTGCCGTTGCTTTGTAAGCCAAACAAATAAAGCCACTACAGATGAGCGAAACCCTGAAGTAGATGAAAAGAATGTGCCAGAACTATTTAGACAAAATTTGGCTAAAGATGATATTGTTATTCCTGCTAAGCATCCTTATTACACCTTATTTAAAGCGAGTAAGAATGGCAAAAAATAAAAGACCTGATTTTGTGCGCATGGCAAGGCAGCTCATGCAAGATTTACTGATAGATGCTGAAGTGATGGGCTTAGATTTTATACATAAAAACTTTGAAAAAGAAGGCTTTCAAGATAGCAGTTTTCAAGCTTGGGCTTCACGGAAAGAGCCAAGCAGTTATAACCTGCTGCGTGTTACCAATAGCCTATTCAACAGCATAGATGCCACAAATGACGGCAGAAGCAAGGTAACATTTACGGCAGACATGCCTTATGCCAAGATACACAATGAAGGTGGGATAGTGAAGATACCACGCACACCACAGATGAGGAAGTTTTTTTGGGCAATGTATAAAAAAACAAGCGAAGAGCGCTGGAAGTGGATGGCGCTGAGTAAAAAACCTAACGTAGTTTTTAGAATGCCTAAACGCCAATTTATGGGCGAAAGTGCAACATTTTATAGAGATTTTGACAGGCATATAACCCGAGAAATATTAACGAGATTTAAACAAATAAAACAGGTGTAATGGAGAATTTGAAGGATTTATATTTAGAACTAGCTAAAAAAATTAACGATGCTATTCCTGATGTGGAGTACATTGATTTGTGGCATAATCAAGTGAATTTTTTAGAACAGGAATCGCCTTTTCCTACACCAGCGGTGTTTTTAGAATTTAGAGCTACAGGTGTGCAAGATAGTAGCTTAAAGGTGCAGCATTTAACGATGCAAGTGAATGTGTACTTATTTTACGAAACATTTTTAGATACCGATTACAACGCATATAATCATGAAGGAAGTGTTGATTTTTTAGACACCTTAACGGAGCTGCACAAGCTACTACACGGCACTAGTGGCGAGAATTACAGCGAAATGCGCAGGCTTGGTTTTAGCCCTGTAGATACAGGCAGCGCACAAAACCTTTACCAAATGCCATTTAACTGCCTAGTAACAGATATTAGCGCATTTGAAGAAAGTGATGATGTAGTAGATGATGATGGCGATGGTGAAAATGAATTTCAGCCTTATGAAGTGGATTAATGCAGTGCTAAATAGTAAGTGCTGGTGGTGTTATTTTTTAATAATGGCAGCAGCTGAAGAGTTGTTTTTTAGACTTATTATTGAGCCTTATTTGGGCATTGCGCTCACTGCGCTGCTGTTTGCTGTGGCGCATTTACCTAAAGACTTAAAGACTATGCTCATTTTAATAAGTATAAGTGTGGTGTGCAGCTATTTAGCCATGCATAGCATTTGGCTTGCTATTGTAGCGCACTTCTTGTATAATTGCGGAGTTTTTAAATTAAAACAGCCACTTAACTTGTAGTTAAATGGCTGTTAATTGCGTATATAATGATGTTAGGCGTAATTAGTCCAACTAACTATAATAGTTATTTTAGAATGAGTTATTTCATCACAATCTAATACCAGTTCTTCAAGTTCGGGTATTGGCGTTGTTCTGCCGATGCAAGTGATTTTAATTATTGGTTTAATTCTTATTTCGTGAGAAGGAGTTTCTTGAGTTACACTTTCCACCCATTCAGGTTTTTCTTTTAATATTTCTTTCAGCTTCATAATTTAACTACGCCTAACACTGTTTAAAATTAAGTGCTAGGGCTTTTTAAAAGGTTAATTAATAATTCAAATTTACTGTTTTATTTATAGGGTTATTCTCTTTTCAGAATCGCACCTAATCTTATACTCAACGTTGTGTGCAAGTGCTACCGAAGTGCTAATCCGATAGCCTGTGCATCTAAGTCTTTTTCTTTTCTTTTTTTCCCACGCTCAAAAAAATATCTTCGTCAATTGCTTTCAAATACTTAATCAAACTATCCATTGAGTAGCCTTTTTGACCTTTTTCAATCGTTGAAGGCAAAGAAGGGTGTATTCCTTTCTGTTCCAGTTCATAAGTCGAAACCCCACATTCTTTGCGTAGGGCTTCGATTTGCTTTCCTAACTCTTGCTTATTCAAAATCATACATATCAATTAATCCATCTGCAGCATCTTCAATAGTATCATATACCTCAGTTATTCCAGTAATTGTCAATACAAACACTCCGTTCTCTTCAGTCATGTTTATATCATTTCCTTCACGTCTATTATTTGTGTTATTCCATATAGTATCATCATCTTGTAATGAGAATATTTCAGCGTTTAATTCTTTGTTTGCTATTTCGATAATTACATTTAGATTATTCATTTTTCTTTGTTTTAGATTGTTATTATTAATTATTGCTCTACAAAGATACGAAGATATATTACATCTACAAACTTTTGAAGATAAATTTTTAAATTATTTTTTAATTGTAAGTCAAGGGCTTTTATGTTTCTGTATATGCTAATTATTTTCATTGTTTTTTTTTTAAAAAGCCCTTTAAGGTATATTTAAAGGGCTTTTAATTGGTGTTTAATTTTAGAAGAAATTACAAACCTAATTGCTTCATTGCTTTGGCTTCTGCTTCTTTTGCTTTTTCTAGCCAAATTTTGTAGTCAGCTTCTTCGCTGGCTTGCAGGTAAAACTGGGCTGCTAAGTTAGCGTGTGCCTGTGCGCTCATGTAGTCTTCATTTCTGTATGAAATCTCATAGGCTTCTATTGATTCCGCAGCTAGCGAGTTTGAGGCTTTATCTGTAGCAGTGTTTACTACATCATCTGTGCCGTTCATGATGAAGCCAATTATCATTAAAGATAAAATAGCTATTCCGATTACTTTAAATGCTTTTTTCATAATACTTTTTTTTTTTTTTAGTTTAAAAATGATGTTAAATATAATAATTAATTATTTAGGTTTTGAAATTTCAGCGCCATAAACTATCTGCTTAATAGTGCCAGTGCTTATGAAGTATTTCACAGATAGCTCTTCAAATATGCGCTCAGGATGCTTGTGTTTTTTTACTTTTTCTCGCTTATATTCTTGCTGTATAGCGTAGTTTCTTTTCTGTCTTAGTGGTGAATGTGCCATTTATTTTTTGGTTTTTAGTTATTGAAATAAAGTTATCGTTAATTAAAGAATAATCGGTTCATTTCATTAGTGTCACTTTCCGCAGCTATTAAATAAGGTCGCAATTCCAACGCACCGCATATTTCTAAATAAACACCTAAAGGCATTGGAGTTTCTTTTTTAAAATATCTGATCAATGTTGTCACA